CAAATGCCCACTCCTCGCCCAGTTTTAAAACCCAAAAGTGGGCTATAAAAATGCCGTATTTACGGGCTTTGTGAGGGTTTCGCCCACTTTCCCACTTATTTTTCTATTTAATTGTGAGTAAAAAAATTAAATATATAAAGAAATAGGGCAAATAAAAGTGGGTTTCTGGGTGTAAGGTATATTTTTCGTTTTCTTTTCCAACCAAGTATGGTATACTTAATATGCGACACAATTCTATATATTATCACACTCAGGGAATATTACTTCGGTAAAAAGTGTATTCTCTACATATTCACGCCTTGAGTGTTGATGGAATTGTGTCGCAACAATGAGAGAGATTCACTTTTTCGGTGCGTCTCTTCATTGGGGGCGCACTTTTTATTTTGTGGATTTTCTGATTGGAACGGAGATGAGAGCGTGAATCGACCATACACCGAGGCGAAGGTATTGAAAAAATTAGATATACCAGATTTTAGGTATATTACAAAAGATAAAGTTATAGCTTTAGCTACTATGATTCCTAAGATGGATTCGGAAGTGGCAAAAAAAGCAATAGAACAATTTCCAAATTTTTCGTCTACGTCTCTTCAAATCATGAAAGAGTATAAAGACATTCTTGAGCAAGCGATTCGAGAAAATAAAGAAGGTACACAGATATTATACGATATGTATAATCATGTTATGGGTTGTTATGAACAAACCCTAATTGAGGATAATTTGACTTTTGATGAAAAGATGTACATTCTTGACAAGATGAAAGAAATTGCCGATGAAATGCATAAGATAGAGAATGAAAAAGAAAATGCTAGATTAAAAATAGTTGGGGTCGCTAGCGGAGTTGTTACAACTATAGTTGCAGTTCTTGGAGCCGCCATCGGAGTTAATATGGCATCCAAATCTAACGATGATAAAGAAATTTGAAAGGAGATTATTGTACAATGAGTAAAAACAGAAATAAGAAACGTGGTACGGCTGGTTTGATTTTGGACTTGTTCTTGACCATTATAACCGGTGGGCTTTGGTTAATATGGATATTGATTAGATATCTTAGGAATAACAGTTAAATAAGATTTGTAAAAAAAATTTTTATATTTTGACAGAGGTGCTTTTAGTGTCTCTGTCTTTTCTTTTGCTTTTTTTTACTTCGCGAAAAAAACATACCCTTTTATGAAGAGAAAGGATAAAATAGCCATTTTTTCATTCTCTTTTTGTGTTTGCTTGAAAAATAGAAAGGAGGTCACAAGCATGGCGAAGAACACAAAATTGGAAAAAGATTTCCAATCAAAGCTGATAAAAGAACTTAAAAAAAGATTTGTTGGCTGCATGGTTATGAAATTAGATTCCAGTTATATTCAGGGTATTCCGGACCTGCTGGTTCTTTACGGAAATAAGTGGGCCTCTTTAGAATGCAAAAGAAATGCAGTTGCTAGTAAGCGTCCGAATCAGGAGCATTATGTCAAATTGATGGATAAGATGTCTTTTTCAAGATTTATCTGTCCTGAAAATAAGGAGGAAGTGTTAAATGAACTTCAACAAACATTCAAATCTTGAAGGGCAGCACGCCTTTCTTGGAGCAAGTAAGTATCATTGGATAAACTACTCTGATGAGAAAGTTGCTGAAGCGTATTCTAAATTTCTTGCAACGCAAAAGGGAACAGTCCTACACGAGTTTGCTGCAAAATGCATACAGCTCGGGCAAAAACTTCCTAAATCCCATAAGACACTAAACATGTATGTAAATGATGCCATAGGATTCAGGCTGACACCAGAGCAAATATTATATTATTCTGAAAATTGTTTTGGGACAGCCGATGCAATAGGATTTAGAAATGGTCTATTACGAATACATGATTTAAAGACCGGAGTTATTCCGGCGCACATGGAGCAGCTTGAAATATATGCGGCTCTTTTTTGTTTGGAGTATAAAATCAAACCGGCTGAGATTGAAATGGAATTGAGAATCTATCAAAGTGATGAAATCCTGTATCACAAGCCAACCGTGGAAGATATTCTCCCAATCATGGACAGAATTATAACCTCGGATAAAATAATTTCAAAAATTAAAGCAGAGGAGGCTTAGACATATGAATCAAGTGGCAGAAGATATACTTATGCACTATGGTATGCCTAGGCGTTCTGGGCGTTATCCCTGGGGTTCTGGTGAGAATCCTTATCAGCATAGCGGGGATTTTCTGAGTCGTATTGAAGAATTAAAAAAACAGGGCTTATCTGAAAAGGAGATAGCTGACAGTTTTGGTTTGACGACCACACAGTTTCGTACCCAGAAATCTTTAGCAAAGAATGAGCGCAGGGCTTTAGAAGTTGCAACCGCAAAAGGGCTTAGAGAAAAAGGCTATAGTCTTAATGAGATTGCAGAAAAGATGGGATATACCAATGACTCATCTATCCGTTCCCTGTTAAACGAAGGTTCTGAGTTAAATATGAACCAGGCACAGAAAACTGCTGACTTCTTAAGAAAGCAGATTGAAGAAAAAGGGATGATAGATGTTGGTGTCGGAGTTGAAAGGGAACTTGGAATTTCTAAAGAAAAATTGAATCAGGCTCTTTATATTTTGGAAATGGAAGGCTATCCGGTATATGGAGGTGGTGTTCCACAGGTTACAAATCCAGGAAAACAGACCAATATAAAAGTTATATGTCCTCCAGGAACAGAACACAGGGATATTTATGACTATGAAAATGTTCATTCGCTTACTGATTATGTATCTCATGATGGCGGTGATACATTTGACACATTTGTCTATCCCAAAAGCATGGATTCCAAAAGACTTCAAATTTGTTATGCAGAAGAAGGTGGCATACATAAAGATGGGGTTATTGAATTAAGGAGAGGCGTTGACGATTTATCGCTTGGAGATTCTCACTACGCCCAAGTCCGTATTTTGGTGGATGATTCAAAATATTTGAAAGGTATGGCTATCTATTCAGATGACTTGCCGCCAGGCGTGGATGTTAGGTTTAATACAAATAAGAAACAGGGAACGCCTATGGGTGATGTTTTGAAGAACATTAAAGATGATCCAGATAATCCTTTTGGGTCATTGATTAAAGCTGGCGGTCAGAGTTATTACATAGACAAAGATGGAAAACGTCAGTTGTCTTTGATAAATAAGCGTGCGGAAGAAGGAGATTGGGGGGCTTGGTCAGATAAGTTGCCGTCACAGTTTTTATCTAAGCAGAGTCTTCATCTTGTCAAGAAACAGTTGGGTTTGGCAGCATCTGATAAACTGGCAGAATTTGATGAAATATGTTCTTTGACAAATCCCACTGTTAAAAAAACGCTTCTTAAATCGTTTTCTGATGATTGTGATGCGGCAGCAGTCCACTTACAGGCGGCCGCCCTTCCGCGTCAAAAGTATCAGGTTATCCTTCCAATTACATCTATGAAAGACACAGAAGTTTATGCTCCTAACTACAAGAATGGGGAACAGGTTGCTTTAATTCGGTATCCGCATGGAGGAACCTTTGAGATTCCGATTGTAACAGTCAATAATAAACATCCGGAAGCGAGAAGGACACTTGGTAACGCTCTGGACGCAATAGGAATTAACAGCAAAGTTGCTGAACGATTGTCTGGTGCTGATTTTGATGGTGATACCGTTATGGTAATCCCCACGGGCGGTAAAGTAAAGATTACATCATCTTCTCCATTAAAGGGACTGGAAGGATTCGACCCCAAAACATCTTACCCTTATAAAGAGGGTATGAAAACAATGAGGAACACCCAGACAGAGATGGGTAAAGTGTCAAACCTTATAACAGATATGACACTCAAAGGAGCAACACAGGATGAGTTGGCTAGAGCTGTTCGTCACAGTATGGTTGTTATTGATGCTGAAAAACACAAGCTCAATTATAAACAGAGTGAAATAGATAACGGTATAGCCTCCCTGAAAAAGAAATACCAGGGTCATTATGATGAAGATGGTAAATATCATGAAGGTGCAGCCACCCTAATATCCCGTGCCAAATCAGAGACCTCTGTCCTTAAAAGAAAAGGAAGTCCCATTATAGATCCAAAGACAGGGGAACAAACATATAAAGAGGTTTATGAGGAATATGTTGATAAAAAGACTGGGAAAACAAAGGTTCGCACCCAAGCGTCTACCAAAATGGCAGAAACTCGTGATGCGAGAACGTTATCTTCGGGACATCCTGTCGAAGAAGCATATGCAGATTATGCAAACCAGATGAAATCATTGGCTAATAAAGCCAGGAAAGAAATGGTTTCTACTGGGAAGATTGCTTATTCAGCATCTGCAAAAGCAGTATATCAATCAGAAGTTGACACATTATCTGCTAAACTTAATGTTGCACTTCGTAATGCGCCAAAAGAAAGACAGGCTCAGGTGATTGCAAATGCTAATGTCGCAGCAAAGAAGAAAGACAATCCAGACATGACAAATGCAGAAATCAAGAAAGCTGGTCAACAGGCTCTCACGTCTGCAAGAGTTTCAGTTGGTGCAAAAAGAGAACCAATAAACCTTACAGATAAAGAATGGGAAGCCATTCAGGCTGGCGCTATCAGCGAAAACAAACTGAAACAAATCATAAATCATGTAAACATTGATGAACTAAGACAGAGAGCGACGCCAAGAACAACGACATCTTTAAGCTCTGCCAAAATCAGCAAGATTTCATCAATGAATGCTTCAGGTTATAGTATTGCTGAAATTGCACAAGCTTTAGGTGTTTCAACAAGCACTGTGTCCAAATACATATAGCAGAAAGGAGTGAACACCCATGCAGAGGGAATGCAGGCTTACAACTTTTGACAATCCTTATGATCCATTTGAACAGTTCACTTCTTGGTTTCTGTTCGATGTAGAAAAAGGTTATGATACTTGTTCATACTTAGGAAGAATTGCAAAGACTTCCGAACAATTCTCAGAAGAAGAGAACAATGTGGAAACAGAACGTGCAATAGATGAAATTATTAAGTATGACTTCAGAAACATTTATAGGAAGGTAACAAGACAGGTTGCTACCGCCTGATAAATAAAAGGTAACACAATATTACTCTTATGTGGTAATGTAGCCTGTCTTTATTGGGTTTAATAAACTTGCTTCCTTTATCGTTGTACTTGAAATGAATTTACGTTTATTTCTTTTTTCATTTGTAACAATAATCACAGAAAAATAAAAATCTGTTGATTTAAAAACTTTTCAAAGACTAAAGGCTGTTTGATGATGCATAGTGGGGGTATCTGCAAAAAGTGCACCCCCTCCTGCATCGCGGCGGTCTTAAAAATTTCTCCGGGGGATATTTTCGGGGAATGTTTTTATATTTGGATGACATTTAAAGAGGCTCTCAGGGTTGGTACAAATGGGTTTTACTCTTTCTTTTTTCTCCTTTCAGGTAAAAAAGTTTTCATCGGCTCTGGGGGTTTCTTTAAATGTCATCCAAAACAGATATAAAAAAGGGATAATTTTGCTCAAAAGTATCTGATTAGTAAATAAAAAATTTTGCAGGGAGGTAGCTAAGATGAAGAAAACACAATCAAAAGATTCTTCAGGTGCCTCTAAAAAGATGAGACCGGCTCTCAATCCAGAAGCAAGAGAGAATCAATTGGTGTCGTTAGCTGTGGACCTTGCAGAACAGCAACTGCGTGATGGAACAGCTTCTTCACAGGTCATAACTCATTATCTAAAACTCGGCTCCAGGAGAGAGAAACTCGAAAGAGAAAAAATTGAATTAGAAAATGAATTGACACGAGCAAAGACTGAAGCGGTTGGCTCATCTAAGCACATTGAAGAATTGATGGAACAAGCTATTGACTCTATGAGAAGATATAGCGGAAATGGAGATCCAGATGATTATTAGAACTTATTCTGAGTTAATAAGGATTCCAACTTTTGAAGAACGGTATAACTATTTAAAGTTAGACAGTGAAATTGGAATAGAAACATTTGGATTCGAGAGGTATCTAAATCAAAGGTTTTACCGTTCTAAGGAATGGAAATCTTTGAGAGATGAAATTATTGTCCGCGATCATGGATGCGATTTGGGAATAGTCGGATATGAGATATATGACAAAATTTATATTCACCACATGAATCCAATAACCGCAGACGATATCCGGAATAATACAGAGTATCTTATGAATCCGGAATTTTTAATTTCCACAACACATGATACTCATAATGCGATTCATTATGGGAATAGTGATTTGCTGAATGCGAGCGTGTTGGTGGAGCGAACCCAAAATGACACATGCCCATGGAGGCGGAATTAGGAGGTAAATCAAAATGAGTAACGAAACAAACAATGTACAGGTAACAGTTCAGAACAATGGCGGGGCGATGACGGATAATGCAAAATATTATCAACAGCAGCCGGCAAACAGTAATGGATCTGATTCTTCACCAGAGAAAATGGCAAACATTCAGGGCGTTGTCTCAAATTGTGTGAAGCTCAATGTACGCAGTGAAGCACAAAAGAAAAAGGATAATGTTCTTTGTATAGTTTCGGCTGGCGATATATTGCTGATTGACGAAGAACAATCTACAAATGCCTGGTTCTATGTCACAACCGCATCCGGCATCAGCGGCTACTGCATGAAAGAGTTTGTTGCAGTGGAGTAACAGCTAGGAGGAATTATGGAAAGTATACTGACATCAATTAAAAAACTGCTTGGAATAGCTGAGGAGTATAACCATTTCGATCAGGATATCATCATACATATCAATTCCGTGTTTTCTGTCCTGACCCAACTTGGTGTCGGTCCGGCAAATGGTTTTTCCATCACAGATAAGGATGCAACATGGAATGATTTCATCAATGACAGCCATTGTCTCGAAATGGTTAAGTCCTATATGCACCAGAAAGTAAAACTGTTGTTTGACCCGCCATTAAGCAGTGCCGTCTTAGAATCTGCAAATCGTATGCTTAGCGAACTGGAGTGGCGAATCAATGTTGCGGCAGAATCTGAGAATAAGGAGGTAAATCAAAATGGATAGCACTTTACAACACCATGGTGTCCTTGGACAAAAATGGGGCGTCCGGCGTTTTCAGAACCGTGATGGAACTTTAACTTCTGCCGGAAAAGCCAAACATACAACAGGCAAATCGGAGCAACAAAAAGAATCGGAAAACCGAAAGCGCTACGATGCCCGTAACAGAGGGTCACTAACCGATGCCCAGCTCCGGAAAAAGATTGAGAGACTTCAAATGGAAAAGCAGCTCCGGAAGTTGACGGATGAGGAAATCAATCCTGGAAGAACCGAAGCAAAGAGAGTTTTATCTCAGATAGGAACAAAAGTCGCATCGACGGCAATTACAGGTGCCGCACTATATGGAATTAAAGCGGCCGTGACAAAGGATTTCAATGTGAAAGATTTTGGAAATGCCGTATTTAATGGCGGTCCTAAAAAGAAATAGGAGGATAATAATTATGGCGTTATCTAATACGGCCACACCAAAGTATTACGGTCGTTTTAGAGATGCCGTAATAAGAGGAGAGATTCCAGTATGTAAAGAAATCTCTATGGAGATGAATCGTATTGATGATCTTATAGCAAACCCTGGTGTATGGTACGATAATCAAGCTGTGGAAGGATTTATTCAGTATTGTGAGGGGGAACTGACACTTACAGACGGAGGAAACCTTAATCTTCTGGATATTTTCAAGGTATGGGCAGAACAGGTTTTTGGATGGTATTACTTTGTGGAACGAAGCGTATATGAACCATCGGAAGATGGACATGGCGGTCATTATGTCAATAAGACAGTGAAGAAACGTCTAATTAACAAACAGTATTTGATAGTAGGTCGTGGAGCTGCTAAATCTGTATATGGTTCGTGTATTCAAAGTTTTTTCCAAAATGTTGATACATCAACAACACATCAAATCACGACTGCTCCTACAATGAAACAGGCAGAGGAAGTTATGTCTCCTATAAGAACTGCGATAACTCGTTCCAGAGGTCCTTTGTTTAAGTTTTTAACAGAGGGCTCATTACAAAATACAACTGGTTCTAAAGCTAATCGAACAAAATTAGCTTCTACAAAAAAAGGAATTGAAAACTTTCTTACTGGTTCTTTATTGGAAATTCGTCCAATGTCAATAGCCAAACTTCAGGGACTTAGAGTAAAAATCGCCACTGTTGACGAGTGGCTGTCAGGGGACATCCGGGAGGATGTTATAGGAGCAATTGAGCAGGGAGCATCCAAAGTAGACGACTATTTAATAATTGCGACAAGTTCAGAAGGCACTGTCCGTAATGGAAGCGGGGATACAATCAAAATGGAGCTGATGGACATATTAAAAGGCGACTATATCAACCCCCATGTTTCCATATGGTGGTATAAACTCGATTCCGTTGATGAAGTTTCAAATCCCGAGATGTGGCTGAAAGCCAATCCCAACATAGGTAAAACGGTTACATATGAAACATATCAATTAGATGTTGAACGTGCAGAAAAAGCTCCGGCAGCAAGGAACGATATTCTTGCGAAGCGTTTTGGACTTCCTATGGAAGGATATACCTATTACTTCACTTACGAAGAAACTCTTCCCCATCGAAAAAGGGATTACTGGCGGATGCCATGTTCTTTAGGAGCTGATTTATCAAGAGGAGATGATTTCTGCGATTTCACATTTCTATTTCCGTTGGCAGGTGGCGCGTTCGGCGTTAAAACAAGAGCCTATATTTCAGAACTTACGTTAATGAAACTCCCAGCCGCTATGAGGATTAAATACGATCAGTTCATAGCCGAAGGGAGTTTAATTGTTATGGACGGAACCGTATTGGATATGATGCTGGTTTATGAAGATTTGGACAACCATATTAGTGACGTAGGTTACGATGTAAGGTGTTTTGGATATGATCCATACAATGCTAAAGAATTTATCGAAAGATGGGCTGCCGAGAATGGACCGTTCGGAATCGAGAAAGTCATTCAAGGAGCAAAAACAGAATCAGTTCCGCTTGGAGAATTGAAGAAGCTTTCGGAAGAAAGAATGCTTTTATTTGACGAAGAGTTGATGACTTTCTGTATGGGAAACTGTATCACATTGGAAGACACAAATGGGAATCGGAAGCTGTTAAAGAAACGGCATGAGCAAAAAATTGATTCTGTCGCAGCTATGATGGATGCGTATGTTGCCTATAAATTGAATCGAGATGCTTTTGAATAGGAGGAATAAATAAAATGTCACTAAGTATTGGCTCAAGGCTCCAACATGCATGGAATGCCTTCCGTAATAAAGACCCGTCAATATATTACAACGATATTGGTCCGGGATACGGTTATCGTCCAGACCGTGTAAGATTTTCGCGTGGTAATGAGCGTTCAATTGTTACATCTGTATATAACCGTATTACTCTTGATGCGTCGGCTATCAACATATACCACGCACGCTTGGATGATAATAACAGATTTACAGAAATTATTGAATCCGGGCTTAATACCTGTCTTACATTAGAGGCAAACATCGACCAGACAGCAAGAGCTTTTTTTCAGGATGCTGTAATGTCGATGTTGGATGAAGGATGCGTTGCGTTGGTTCCTGTGGATACAACATTCGATCCGAAGGTTACTGGTTCGTATGACATCCAGTCTATGCGTACGGCACAGATATTGGAATGGTATCCCGAACATGTGAGATTAAGGCTTTATAATGAACGCATTGGGCGAAAAGAGGATATCACATTACCAAAAAGTATGGTCGCTATTATTGAAAATCCTCTTTATTCCGTAATGAACGAACCGAATTCAACTATGCAGCGTCTGATAAGGAAATTAAATCTATTAGACGTTATTGATGAACAAAGCGGGTCTGGAAAACTGGATTTAATCATTCAGTTACCATATGTTATAAAAACAGATGCACGCCGCCAACAGGCAGAAGAGAGAAGAAAGCAGATTGAAAATCAGCTAACCGGATCGAAGTATGGCATTGCATATACTGACGGCACGGAGCGTATTACACAGTTGAATCGTGCAGTTGATAATAATCTAATGTCCCAGATTGAATATCTAACGAGTATGCTATACAGCCAGTTAGGAATCACTCAGAGTATTTTAGATGGAAGTGCCGATGATAAAACTATGCTGAATTATTACAATCGCACAATCGAACCGATTATTTCTGCCATTGTCGACGAAATGAAACGTAAGTTTCTAACTAAAACAGCCAGGTCACAGAAACAGTCAATTCTTTTCTTTAGAGATCCTTTCAAACTTGTTCCCGTTACAGATATTTCAGAAATTGCGGATAAATTTACCCGTAACGAAATCATGACATCTAACGAAATCAGACAGATTGTTGGAATGAAGCCGTCTGACGATCCAAAAGCTGATGAACTTAGAAATTCAAATATCAGTGAATCTTCGGGGCAATCTGAAGAAAATAATACGTCTGCGGAAGTGGCTAATTTTATTGAAAAAAATAAGGAGGAAATTCAAAATGAAGTATGATTTCAGTGGCTGGGCCACACGAAATGACTTGACATGTTCTGATGGAAGAGTCATCAAGAAAGATGCTTTTAAGCATAACGATGGCGAAACTGTTCCATTAGTTTGGAATCACCAGCATAACAATCCCGATAATGTTTTGGGTCATGCTATGTTGGAAAACCGTGAGGATGGTGTTTACGCTTATTGCGAATTTAATGATAGTGAGTCCGGCATCACAGCAAGGAAACTGGTTGAACATGGGGACGTAAGGTCTCTTTCGATATTTGCTAACCAGTTAAAGGAAAGCGGAAAAAATGTTCTCCACGGCGTTATCCGTGAGGTTAGCCTTGTGTTAGCAGGAGCAAATCCTGGTGCTTTTATTGAATCAGTTATTGCTCATGGAGCCGACTCCGAAACGGGACTTATTATCGGTTATGATGAGAATATCATGCTGTATCATTCTTCTGATAAGGAAGATGAAAAAGACAAAAAAGATAAAGAAGATACGGCTCCGGATAAGAAAGAAAATAAAGAGGATGAAGGTGGCGAGGAAACAGTAGCGGATGTATTTGACACCCTTTCAGAAAAACAAAAAACAGTAGTTTATGCCATGATTGGACAGGCTTTGGAAGGGAATGAGGATTCCAAGGATTCTGAGAAATCAGAAAAAGATGATGAAAAAAAAGGAGGAAATAAAATCATGAAACATAACGTATTTGATAACGATGATCGGCAGCAGGTTAGCAAAAATGTTATCTGTCATTCTGATCAGGTTGATATTGTTAAGCTGGCAAAATCCAGCCAGGTTGGAAGTTTTCAGGCAGCCCTGAGTATTTACGCAGAGGAGAATGAACTTCAGCATGATGCTGTGAGCGGAGGGTTTGTCCAGACCGGAAGCGGCAATGTAACAGAGTTGTTCCCGGAATATAAGGATGTTAGACCGGGTGCACCGGAACTCATTACCAGTGACCAGGGTTGGATTTCGGTTGTTATGTCAAAAGTACATAAGAGCCCTATTTCCAGAATCAGAACCAGCCAGGTTGATATCCGCAATATCGACGCTCTTAGAGCAAAGGGGTATGAGAAAGGTAAACAGAAGAAACAGGCTGGCAATTTCAAGCTGGTTAGGAGAACCACTGATCCGCAGACAGTGTATGTAAAGAACGCTCTGCATCGGGATGACATTGTCGACATTACCGATTTTGATTACGTTCAGTATTTATACGGCATCGACAGAATGATGCTCAATGAAGAACTGGCAACAGCGATTATGCTCGGAGATGGACGTGATGATGGTGATGAAGATAAGATTGCACCTGAACACATCAGACCGATTTGGCTGGATGACGAGTTGTACACAATTCATGTGGATTTGGATGTAGCCGCTGCAAAAGCAGAACTTCAGGGCAGCAATACAGGCGCTAACTTTGGCGAGAATTATGTATTGGCTGAGGCTATGATTAACACTGTGCTTTATGCAAGAGAGAAGTACAAAGGCACTGGTACGCCGGATTATTTCTGTACACCGCATATGCTGAATGTGATGCTTCTTGCCCGTGATTTGAATGGAAGAAGAATCTACGCCTCAAAAGCTGAGCTTGCTTCCGCTCTGAATGTCGGAGATATTGTTACAGCGGAGCAGTTTGAGGGTAAGACAAGAACCACCGAAGATAACAAGACAAAGAAACTTCTTGGTATCATTGCAAACCTCAATGATTATTCATTGGGAGCAACCAAGGGCGGCGAGGTCACACACTTTACACAGTTTGACATTGACTTTAACCAGGAGAAATCTCTTCTGGAGACAAGATGTTCCGGCGCTCTTACAAGAGTTTACTCAGCGATTGCAATTGAGGAGCCGGTTACAGAGACTAATGTAGCAGGTTAAGGAGAATTTCAAAATGGCAAAATTTTATGGGAAAATCGGCTATGCTGAATCAGTAGAAACAAAACCAGGAGTATGGGACAAACAGGTTACGAAGAAAAGTTATTACGGTGATTTGATTCGTAATACAAGAAAGTTTCAGAATTCTGAAAATCTCAACGACAATATCTGCATTGCAAATGAGATTAGCATTGTAGCCGATCCCTTTGCCATTCAGAATTTTCACAGTATGCTTTACGTTGAGTATATGGGTGTAAAATGGAAGATTTCAAATGTTGAAGTCGTATACCCAAGGCTTTTGTTGACTATAGGGGAGGTGTACAACGATGAACAGGATTGATTTACAGAATAAGCTGGAAGAAATTTTAGGAAGTCGTAATGTATACTTCCAGCCCCCTGAATCAATAAAAATGAATTATCCGGCAATTGTTTATTCGCGAAGCGATATGAAAAATGATTTTGCCGACAATAAAGTGTATATGCATTCCCATGTGTATACCATAACAGTTATTGACAAAGATCCAGACAGCGAAGTTGTTGAAAAAATAGCAGAGCTTCCACACTGCAAATTTAACAGGAATTTCAAATCTGGAAATCTTAATCATGATGTATTCACATTGTATTTCTAAAAAGGAGGAAATAAACTATGAGATTAAAATGGGATCAGACCGGAGAAAAGATTTATGAAACCGGCGTCAGCAATGGTGTATTGTATCCACAGAACGGTGACGGTTCTTATGACAATGGTGTTGCCTGGAATGGATTAACTTCTGTTAATGAGAGTCCTTCTGGTGCGGAACCCACCAAAATTTATGCGGACAATATACCATATTTGACGCTTATCAGCGCAGAAGAGTTTGGAGCTACTGTTGAAGCATATATGTATCCTGATAAATTTGCAGAGTGTGATGGTTCTGCTGAAATTGCTGAGGGTGTAACCATAGGACAGCAGGATCATAAACCATTTGGTTTGGTCTACAAGACGATTCTTGGAAACGACACGGAGAAGAATGCATACGGTTATAAGTTACACATAATTTATGGAGCAACTGCAAGTCCGTCAGAGAAAAGTTATAGTACGGTCAATGATAGTCCAGAAGCTGCAACATTATCATGGGAACTTACTACCACACCAGTGGAAGTTCCAGGTTACAAACCTACCGCTTCCGTCGTGTTTAACAGTACAAAGGCTGACAAAGAGAAGCTCAAAGCTCTCGAAGACATCTTATTTGGTTCGGAAGAATCAGAGGCAAGGCTGCCGCTTCTTGATGAAATTATCACCCTTATGAAAAAGGATGTACAGGCAGCAGGCTAATGGAATGTAAAACATAATAGACATTTTTTAGGGACGTATTCACTCAACAGGTTTACGTCCTTTTTTTTATTGAAAGGAGATAGAAAACATGTTAAAGAAGACCATTAAATTTATTGATTATGCCGGAAATGAAAGGACTGAGGACCATTATTTCAACCTCAACAAATCAGAGGCTACAAAGATGGAGTTAAGCACAACCGGCGGTTTAACACAGATGATTGAGAACATTATTGCGGCACAGGACAATCCTGCCATTATAAAAATCTTCGAGGATTTGATTCTTAAATCTTACGGAAAGAAAAGTCCGGACGGGCGTAGATTCATGAAATCAGAAGAGATCTCAAGAGATTTTATGGAGACAGAAGCATATGACCAGTTATTTATGGAGCTGATTACAGATCCGAAGAAAGCTGCGGCTTTTGTAAACGGCGTTATTTCATTCAATGAAAAGGACATCAGTAAGGGCGCACCACAGGGAACAAATATTACCCAGATTCCGCAGAATGTATCTGCCAATGATAAGCCAATGGGTTAAAGAGAGGAGTTGACAGAGGATGCTTCAAATAACTATTCCAGCGAGAGACGATTTGTGGGATGAAGCCAATGGAGAGTTTGTTACATCAAAAGAACAGAAACTTGTTTTGGAGCATTCTTTAGTTTCCCTTTCAAAATGGGAATCAAAGTGGTGTAAACCGTTTCTCTCAAAGCAGGAGAAGACAACCGAAGAAACAATAGATTATATACGATGCATGACGTTGACACAGAATGTTGATCCAAAAGTTTATAACTTTCTTACAGATGAGAATATTGGCGATGTCAACGCTTACATCGAAGCCCCTATGACAGCAACATGGTTTTCAAACAGTAATACCGGTAAACAGAATCAGGAACAAATTACAGCCGAACTTGTGTATTACTGGATGATAGCATTAAATATTCCATTTGAATGTCAGAAGTGGCATTTAAACCGTTTGCTTACTTTGATACGTGTGTGCGAAGTTAAGAATTCACCGCCAAAGAAAATGAGCAAGCGTGAAATATTAAGTCGTAATGCTGCTTTGAATGCAGCTAGGAGAAAACAATTAAATTCAAAAGGATAGGAGGAAGTGTGTATGAGTACAGTGGTATATTCATGCGGGCATGACGAGCGTGGACGATATTCCGGAGGCAAAGCCGGAGACCAGACGGGTACCGAATGGTATGCAAGGTCTTATTATATTCCGAGGTATGGTTGGGGTGCTGTTTATGAGCCTCCGACTGAGGCAATTGGAAAGAAAGTTGCAAAACAGGCTAAGGCTGGAGCCAATAATAAGCATATCGGTTATGACCAAAACCAGAGAAATACATTGCTGGCTCAGGCTGAAAAAGTTGGATGGGTTTTAGGGAAAATTACAGTTGATTGTGAAGCTGACTGTTCTTCGTCAACGGCTGTGTGTGTTATTTGCGCTGGAGGTGCAACAAAGAAGGTTATGATGAACGGGTCGTCTAATTGTCCGACAACTCATAACATCGGTGCAAGATTGGAAGCAGCCGGATGGAAAAAACATACAGAAGCAAAATATCTGACATCAAGTGATTATCTTGGAGAGGGATGGATTATCAATGCCCCGGCTCACCATGTCATTATAAATGGAACAAATGGCAGGAAGTACAAAGGCGGTTCCTCATCGGCTAATTCCGGAAAGTCTGGCGGTTCTTGTCCATATAAAGAGCCTTCTTATGTTTTAAAAAGAGGGAGCATCGGAACGGGTGTTTCCTGGTTACAGTGGCATCTAAATACACTCCTTGCCAAAGGCGTAATCAAAGCTACATATAATGGAAAAACCATTTCAAAATTGGTGGTTGATGGCGATTGGGGAAGTAAAACTGATGCAGTGTTTAAGGCTTTCCAGAAAAAGTATCCCGCCACAGGAACAAATAACAAACCGGATGGAAAATGCGGACCGGCTAGCCGGAAAAAATTGAAGTCATTGATATCGTAACGGAGGTGCAGGATGATAAGTTTCAGACAAAAGGGCGACTTCTCTAAATTAACCAGATATTTAGAGAGAGTAAAAGAGGTTGCAAAAATAAGCAGCCTCGATAAATACGGTCGAGAAGGAGTAGCCGCCCTAGCGTCTGCAACACCTATCGACAGTGGTACGACAGTCGACTCGTGGAAGTATGAAATACAGCATACAAAAGGTTCGGCAGTAATCAGTTTTCATAATACGAATGTACATAACGGAGTTCCAATAGCAATTGTTTTACAATACGGACACGGAACAGGTACCGGAGGCTGGGTACAGGGAAGAGATTATATCAACCCTGCTATTCAGCCTATTTTTGACAAAATTTTGGAAGAAGCGTGGAAGGAGGTTACCAGTCTATGAGCAGAACGGTCGATGACAGGGTTGTCGAGATGCGGTTTGATAACCGCCAGTTTGAACAGAATGTGCAGACAAGCTTGTCTACCCTTCAAAAATTAAAGCAGAGTCTTAAGTTGGAAGATTCTGTAAAAGGCTTGGAATCTATTGATTCGGCTACAAAAAAAGTGTCATTCGACAGTTTGGCTAATGGTGTTGAATCTGTACGAGTGAAATTTTCAGCATTACAGGTAATGGCTGTAACCGCCCTCCAAAATATTACGAATTCGGCGATAGATGCCGGAAGACGGATTGTTAGATCCTTAACTATTGAGCCGGTAAAAGACGGTTTTGATGAATATGAATTGAAAATGGGTTCGGTTCAGACAATCATGGCAAGTACAGGGGGTTCGTTAAAAGAAGTAAATAGGTATTTGCAGGACCTGAACACATATTCAGATAAAACGATTTATTCCTTTGCTGACATGACCAACAACATTGGGAAATTCACAAACGCAGGAGTAAAACTGGAAGATGCCGTAATGGCGATTAAGGGTATCAGCAATGAGGCTGCCGTATCCGGTGCGAATGCGAATGAGGCATCAAGGGCTATGTATAATTTCTCGCAGGCGCTTTCGGCGGGCAGCGTTAAACTCATTGACTGGAAATCCATAGAAAACGCTAATATGGCTACTGTTGAGTTTAAGAATCAGTTGCTTAAGGCAGCAGAAGCGGCGGGAACTGTAGAGAAGACAAGCGATGGCATGTATAAGGTGCTTACGAAGGATGCGAATGGCGCTTTGATGAAAGGCACAATCAGTGCCACACAGAATTTCAATGACAGTTTGTCGCATCAATGGATGACAACGGAAGTTCTTGTTAATACATTAAAAGATTATGCAGATGAAAATACAGAAATAGGAAAGAAAGCATTTGCTGCCGCACAGGATGTTAAGACATTTACCCAGCTTATGGACACGCTGAAAGAAGCGGTTGGTTCCGGATGGGCACAGACATGGGAAACCTTATTTGGCGATTTTGAAGAGGCGAAGACATTATGGACAGAACTAAGTCAGGTGTTAGGCGGATTTATTGATGCTCAGTCAGATGCACGTAATTCCATGTTACAGGGTTGGAAGGATATGGGCGGCAGAGAAGATTTAATAGATGCTTTCCGTAATTCTTTTGAAGGGTTAACCAGCGTTGTAAAGCCTGTCAAGGAAGCATTTAGGGAAATATTCCCGCCAATGACTGCCAAGAATTTAGCCGGAATGACAAAATCGCTCAAAAAATTTACAAGCCATCTTAAATTAAGCGAGTCTCAATCTGCAAAAGTAAAGTCTACATTCAAAGGATTTTTCGCTGCACTTGATATAGGACTTACAGCCGTAAAAGCAGTAGCTGGCGGAATAAAAGATTTGGTTGTGAATCTTACGGGTTTTGGTGATGGTATTTTGGATGTCACTGGTTCCTGGGGGGATTGGGTTAGCGGTCTCAGAGATAGTATCAAAGATACAGATATATTTGCGAAGTCTGTAAAGAAAGTTACGACATTTATTACCCCTGCAATACTGAAGATGAAAGAGTTCTTTTCGATTGTAACAGAAAAAATCAAAATGCCTGGATTTGAAAGCTTCTTGGACATCATGAAAAGCGTATGGAATGTAGTAACAACGATTGGAAGTAAGATTTCAGAAGCATGTTCTGGTATAGGGGAAGTTTTAGCAGATACGTTCAGAAGCGGCGATATTGCGGCTGGGCTTGACGTTTTAAATGGTGGTTTGCTTGCTGGTATTCTTATAGGAATCAAAAAATTTGTTGGCGGTATAGAGGATTCATTTGATGAAGTAAATGATATTCTCGGAAATGTTACCGGTATTCTGGATTCCGTAAGGGGTTGCTTTGAAGCATATCAGCAGAATCTTAAAGCTGGGACTTTATTGAAGATTGCCGGTGCTATTGGTATATTGGCTGCTTCAATCCTAGTTATAGCGACCATTAAACCCGAAAAACTGACAGCTTCACTTGGAGCAATTACTGTGTTGTTTGGGGAACTTATGGGTTCGCTTGCTATATTTAGCAGAATAAGCGGCGATTTAACTGGTACATTTAAAGCCTGCACAGCTATGATAAGCATTAGTACAGCAGTTCTTATATTGGCAAGTGCACTTAAGAAGTTATCTTCTATAGATCCGGAAGGGATTGTTACAGGACTTGTTGCTATTGGTGGATTGATGGCTGAGCTTGCTCTATTTCTGAATTTCACAAAATTAGACGGTAAGATGACAAATACATCTATGGGAATATTGATTCTTTCGTCCGCCATGGTTGTTTTAGCATCCGCTGTAAAGAAGTTTGGCGGAATGTCATGGGAAGAAATCGGGAAAGGGCTTGCCAGTGTTGGAGCATTACTGCTTGAAGTATCTGCATTTACGAAACTTACCGGAAATGCTAAGAAGGTTATATCTACGGCAACGGCTATGGTAATACTTGCATCCTCCATGAAGATATTTGCAAGCGCTATCAAAGATTTTGGAAACATGAGCTGGGAACGGCTTGGCAGAGGTCTTGTTGCCATGGCTGGAGCGTTAGCAGAAGTTACAATTGCTATGCGTTTGTTGCCTAAAAACATGATCTCACTCAGCACAGGGTTATTGGTTGTTGGAGCGGCATTAAAGGTACTTGCAAGTGCCCTAACAAATATGAGCGGCATGAGTTGGAATGAAATTGCCAGAGGGTTAGTTGCAATGGGCGGCTCCTTGGCTATTCTTGCAGTAGGTCTTAATGTTATGAAAGGCACCATCGGCGGAAGTGCGGCTATGATCGTTGCAGCAGGAGCTTTGGCAATTCTTGCACCAACATTGAAATTGCTTGGAACCATGAGTTGGGATCAAATTGCGAGAGGTTTGGTGACACTTGCCGGAGCATTCACAATAATCGGCGTTGCCGGTCTTGTTCTTCAGCCTTTGGTTCCCGCTATTCTTGGATTATCGGCTTCCTTTGCTTTGTTAGGGGTTGCGGCTCTTGGGATTGGTGCTGGTTTGTTTGCGGCAGGGGCTGGAATTTCTGCTATAGCAGCAGGGTTAGGTATGCTTGCAACCGTTACGACTGGTAGTGCGGCTGCTATTGTTGCGGCACTTACTATCATTATTTCAGGGATTGCGTCGCTTATACCTGCTGTAGCTGCTAAAATTGGAGAAGCAATTATTGTTCTTTGTAAGGTAATTACGCAGGGAGTTCCTGCGATTGGAGAGGCAATCAAAGCGGTTGTATTAACTTTAGTGGATGTTTTAGTGGAATGTGTACCAGCTCTTGCTGATGGTGCTTTGAAACTATTGGCTGGGGTACTTGATGCTTTGGTTAGATATACGCCGCAAATTATTGATTCAATTTATCAATTCTTGATTGGAGTGCTTGAAGGCATTGCTCGAAATTTACCAGGACTTATTCAGGCTGCCGTAGACGTTCTTATGGCATTCTTTTCAGGTATAGCCGATGCTCTTAGCGGAATAGATACAAATGTTCTGCTGAAAGGTATTGTTGGTATTGGTTTGT